CTTCAAGATATGCTGTTAGATGCGTTTAAATGGGATAAAACGCCACAAGGTCACGAGTACTGGCAATCCGTCTATGATTCAATCGTACTTGCAGAACATCCAAAATGCCCAAAGTGTAACCAACTTGGGAAGGTATGGTTGCTCAAGACCGTAGACAAGCACAAGTGTAACAAATGTAAAATAACATTCTAATGATCAGCCACTATCAAGAAGTACACAACCTAAAGCAAGAGATTCGCAGATTGCGTTTACAGATTGCTGACATAACCGTCAAGCACGACAAAGAATTGAAACGATTAAAAGAAGAAATCATTCAACCCAAGTGCGATTTGAATAGCATTGATGCTGACTGGACAGATGCGATGAGAGTTTGTTGTCAAGCCTACGATGTCACACCTGATCTTGTGATTTCATCATTGAGAAAACAATCCGTTGTGTATGCTCGTCATATGTTCTCCTTCCTTTGCCGTAAGCACTTGAAGATGACATTTAGTTCAATTGGCTATATATTGGGGAGAGACCATTCCAGCGTGATGAATGCAATAAATGTCTTTGACAATTTAGTTACACACGACAAAACAACAAGACAAACCTATGAAACATCCGTTCAGTTATTATGTGATTACTTGCACCAAAGGACTCTCCAGCACGATCCACATCTTGTATGAGGAAGATCAAGTGATAAGATGCCAAAAAAAGTACGAAAAAGATGGTTATATTTGCATTATTGAAAAGAAAAATTGAATAAAGATGCCATCATATTGGAGTTATCCAAAGCCGATTGGCTGAAGAAAGCAACCAAGAACATTGCAAAAAACAATGAGTTGGCAAGGGAGTTATATCAATTTTACTTTTTAACTATACTTGAGAAACCTGATGAGCAAATTGAGAAAATATACAGAGACGGATACATCCAGTTTTGGTCAATCCGTCTTTTATACCTTTGTATCAACGGCAACCGGCATCCCTTTGGCGAATCAAGAATATATGATCAACAGGATGTGTACGAGCTTGACTTCGCTGAAGAGATTGACTTACTGGATGACAGAGAGCAAACGGAAGGAATTGAACTTGAACGAATCAACAAAATAAACCAAGTAACAGAATCAGCATATTTCTATGAACGAGAACTTTTTAAACTATGGTGTTCAGGAATGTCTGCAAGGGCAATCCATAGAAAGACAGATATTTCCGTTCGTGAAGTTTTGAGAGTAATTAAACTAATGAAAGAAAGATGTACAACGAAATAATTGGGATTGCTTGTTTGGCAATCATCATCGTAAACTTTGGCAAACCTGCCGACCTTCTTAAACGCTATCTGTACGGTAGTGACTATTCCAAATGGAAGCGAATGAAACCCCTTGACTGTGCGTTCTGCTTGTCTTGGTGGTTGGGCTTGTCCTTTTTCTTGTACACATACGGTTGGGTGGGGATACTTTACGCATCCATCGCAACTGTGATTGTCGCACTATTAGAAACCAAACTATGACACCACAAGAGAAAGCGAAAGAACTGGTTGACAAATTCACCGTAGTTGGATTGCAACAAAGAAATGAAGGAATTCAATGTGCATTGATTATGTGCAATGAGTTGTTATGCAATTCAACATTTTTAATCAGTACAGGCGAATCATATTTTTGGAATGAAGTAAAAAAAGAAATAGAAAAACTATGAGCAACATTGAATTTATACTATCACTCCAACCGTTGTACGACAACTGGAAGAAAACACAAGTATTCGCACCATCACCAGAACAAGGGGCAATCCTAAACAATGTCCACCGTGAAATCTTCGGAAGGAACTTGCCTAATTGCAGTACTTGTGTAACCGAAGCATTGCACTCACTTTTGATATGGGCAAACCAACAACAAGAAGCCATCACCAAAGCACAACTTGCCGATGATGAGCAGAAACCAAAGAGGAAAAGAAAGAATGAGCAGTAGTGTTAAATGGTTATCAAATCAAACCTATGAATTATTTGAGCAATATTCGGAGGGCAATTTTGACAGAATCACTTTGAATAGGTTAGTACTGGAAGCAACAGAAAAAGCCAAAGAGATGGAAGTGATGGGAAAGGAAATGAGTTATTCCGATGGTTATGCGGAAGGTTATAAACGGGCATTGGAAGTGATTGAGTGGTATATCAAAAACCACATTAGTGGAATGCCACAAGACCATATCGGTGACACCAACAAAAAGGTATGAAACCCCACACGAAAATCTATATGAACCATTTCGGATATGACATTAGTGACTTCATCCCTTGTGAGGTGTGTGGGAAGAAAGCTATTGACATTCATCACGTGGAAGCAAGAGGTTTAGGGGGAAGCAAGGAAGCGGACAACATTGAAAACTTAATGGCATTATGTCGTGAAGACCATGTGAAATTCGGAGATAAGAAACAATACAAGGACTTCTTAAAAGAGAAGCACCAAGAGAAATTAAACAAAGCATAATGGCAATAACTCTAAAAAGGAATAGTCGGAATGATAATGAAACTCAATTTCAATTGGGATTCTATTATAGCAAAACCAAATCAGTAGGGCAAGGTGAATATGCAATAGGTCTTGCATTTGGATTTTGGTCGTTTCAATTTGAATGGATTAAATAAATGTGAGACAAATGTGAGCAGTATGGCAAACGAACAGAACTTAAAACCATTCAAAAAAGGCGAGGATGAAAGGCGAATTGGCAATGGTCGACCACGAAAACTTATCACACAAATGAAGGAGATTGGATACACCAAATCTCAAGTGGAAGATACAATGTTGTCTATGTTGTCGCTTGGGCGTAAGGAACTGGAGAAGATAGATCGTGGGGATGAATACACGATAATGGAACGCACGATTGCCGGTGCATTGCTGAAAGGTCACGACAAGAACTCTCTGTTCAACTTGGAGATGTTGTTGACACGATCACAAGGCAAACCAAAAGAAACAATTGACCAAACGATAGAAAGCAAAAATTTCACAATAACTTTGAATTTAGATGAGAGCAAGTTGGAGAGGTGATGACAAACTACCACCACAAGACGAAGACATCCAGTTGGTAGCAACAACGGATGGGAGAATAACTTTGGCAAGGTACTTCGATGACCTATGGGTTGAGGAGTATAGCAATGCAATTATAGATGTAGCATATTGGATGCCTATCCCAGTAACCCCAAACGAATGACATCACAAGAAAAAGCCTTACAACTCAAGGAGAGTTTTAATGACGCATTGACAACAAGAGATTGTGCAATGGTTTGTGCTAATGAGATATTAGAGTATTTTTTATATGATGAAATAGAATCTAAAATAGATAGAATCGATATAGTACTGTTTTGGATTGAAGTAAAAAAACAACTGCAAGAACTATGAGAGTAATCCAATCCGGTCATCTCGGTGATTTGATCTATTCACTCACCCCAACCAAGCGAGTTGCAGAGTTACACGGTGCGGTAGATTTTCACATCGGATTCCGTGAGCAGAATACTGTTTCCGGTCATCCAAGCGGTGGATACTGTATGAACTTAAACTCATACGAATATATCAAACCATTGCTTGAGCATCAATCGTACATCCGAAAGGTTGAGATGCACTCTCACATTGATATGGGGTATGACTTTGATAAGTTCAGGCGTCACGGATTGAATCTCGCTGCTGGTGATTTGAGACGGAATCACTTCCTTGTCTATCCCGAATTGATAACAGACCTTCACGAACCTTGCATTGAAGCGAGTGAACCGATTCCATACTTTGCGGACAAGATTCTTTTGAACTTCTCTGCTCGTTATCGCAACCACGACATCAACTATTTCCCACTCAAGGAACACAAGTGCGTTTTCTTTGGTTACGAATCGGAATACATCGCATTCACCGAGAGATGGCAATTGGATTGTGAACTATTGAAATGTCAGGATGCTTTGATGTTGGCAACCATTGTCGGCAGTTGCAAGGCGTTCATTGGCAATCAGTCAAGCACCTACGCAATCGCAGAGCAAATGAAGGTTAAACGATTGCTTGAGGTATGCGTTCACTCACCAAATGTTATCCCTGTCAACAATGGCTTTGATTATGTAACGAATCAAGGCTTTAACTTCTTACTTAATACCCTATGAAACTATTAATACTAACAGACGGAATCAATGGTGTGGTTTACCATCGCATCTATGCACCACATTTGAGAATGCAAATAAACGGAGAAGCGGTGGTTGATGTTTGTCAATCACAAGCCGAATGGATGACGGTTGACCTTGCACCCTACGATGTGATTGTCTTCTCAAGATGGCTCGGTAAGAACCAGTACGATGTCTTGAAACGAATCACCGATGCCGGGAAGCCTTATGTGATTGATGTGGATGATTATTGGGTACTGCCAAAATACAACCCTGCATACTGGGCATATCGCAAAGGGATTAAGAACTCCATCAAGGATGCCATCAACTATGCGGATGCGGTATTCTGCACAACTCAAAAACTCGCCAATGAAGTGAGGACAATCAACGAGAATGTTTACATTGTGCCAAACTGCCTGGATACATCTCACAACCAATGGAAGCAACCAAAGGAAAAGAACGAGAGAGTGAAAATTGGATGGGTTGGTGGAATCACACACGAAGAGGATTTGAAGCTCATTGCTGATGACATCAATTCAATGGATGTGGATTTCTACATTTGCGGTTATACTCCGAGTGATCATTGGAACAACATCGTGAAACTGATTCCCAAAGCCAACATCGTTCAAGGCACTTCGGTATTTGAATACGGTGAGGTCTACAAGCACTTTGATTTCGTACTTGCACCACTTCAGGACAACCACTTTAACA